GGAAAACCTTGGGAACATATATAAAATGGCTTTACAAAAAACAATATTTAAACCAGGGATAAACAGAGAAGGAACAGACTACAGCAATGAAGGGGGATGGTTTGATATTAATCTTGTAAGATTTAGAAAAGGCTTGCCTGAAAAATTTGGAGGTTGGGCAAAACTTACAACCGATACTTTTCTAGGAACATGTAGAGCTTTGCACGCTTGGGTTTCTCTAGGTGGTGATAAATTATTAGGTTTGGGAACAACTTTTAAATACTACGTTCAACAAGGTAATGTTTTTTATGATGTTACGCCAATACGATCAACAGATTTAAACGTCACTACTTTTGCCGCAACAAACGGTAGTGCAATTATTACAGCAACAGATATAGCTCATGGTGCTGTCATCAACGATTTTGTAACTATAAGTAATGCTGTTTCTTTGGGTGGGTTAATAACTGCTGATGTTTTAAATAAAGAACATCAGATAACCTCTATTACTGATAATACATATACTTTTGTTGCTTCTGCTACAGCTAATGGTAGCGATACAGGCAATGGTGGGAGTGCGACCGACGCAGTCTATCAAATAAACGTAGGTCTTGATGTTTACGTTCCATCTACAGGTTGGGGTGCAAATAATTGGGGTGAGGGGACATTTGGATCTTCTACTGCGTTAAATGAAACAGCTCAATTAAGATTATGGTCACATGACCACTTTGGCGAAAACCTTATTATTAATGCTAGAAATGGTGGTATTTATAAGTGGACAGAAAACAACGGCGTAACAACTAGAGCAGTTGAGTTATCTAGTATATCTGGAGCCAATCTAGTACCTACCAAGGGTATTCAAGTTATTACCTCAGAGAAAGATCGTCATTTAATTGTATTAGGATGCGACCCTATTGTTGGAAGCGCTAGAACTGGAACAATTGATCCAATGCTAATTGCTTTTTCTGACCAAGAAAACGACTTGCAGTTTGAACCTTTAATTACCAATACAGCAGGATCTTTAAGATTATCGTCTGGCTCTTCTATTATTGGAGCTAACAAGTCTCGTCAAGAAATATTGGTTTGGACAGATACTGCTTTATATAGCATGCAGTTTGTTGGACCGCCATTTACTTTTGCTGTCAACTTAATTAACGAAGGTACAGGTCTAATAGGGCCTAAAGCATCCGTTACAGCTCCAACTGCTGTTTTTTGGATGAGCTACAATAATTTTTACGCTTACAACGGTACAGTTCAATCTTTGCCTTGCAGCGTTCAGAATTACATTTTTTCAGATATTAATTTAATTCAATCTTTTAAAATTAATGCTTTTACAATTAACGATAAAAGTGAAGTGGGTTGGTTCTACTGTTCAGCATCTTCAACAGAAATAGACAGATACGTTATTTATAATTACGCAGATCAAACTTGGATATATGGGTCTTTAAGCAGAACAGCTTGGCTAGATTCTGGTATTGAAAACTATCCACGTGCTGTTAGTAGCGGATATGTTTACCAACAAGAAGTTGGTTTTGACGACGACGGCACGCCGATGACAAATGTGTTTATTGAAAGCTCCGACTTTGATATAGGAGACGGCGAACAATTTAGTTTTATTAGAAGAATTATTCCAGATTTTAAATTTTTATCTAACTCAAGTGGCGGTAAAGTTAATATAGTTGTTAAAACAAGAAACTTTCCAGGAGATTCTTTAACAACAAACTCAACCAATTCTATTAGCTCTACAACGCAACAAGCCAATATTAGAGCAAGAGGGCGTCAAGCCGTTTTAAGGTTTGAGTCTGACGATGACGATACAACAGCAAATACAAGCGTAGGATGGAGATTAGGAGCTACAAGACTAGACGTAAAAACAGACGGTAGAAGATGAGTAAAATCCTTCAGTCTCAACTGCCGTTGGCTTACGGAGAGACGACTTCTGTTGACGTTTTTAATAGACTTGTCAGAATTTTAGAGATAAACTTAGGATCAGTAGACCCTGATAATACTTTACAATTATCAACTACTCAACGTGATCAATTGAACTTTAATATTGGCACGCTAATCTTTAATACTACAACCGAAGTGTTGCAAGTATATAACGGGTATGAGTTCCTAGATTTAGGAATCCCCGCAAATCCTCAAGGATACCAAGCTAAAGCTTTAGTTGGGAATGTATCTGTAACTACAAATGGGGATGTAACAATAAATTTAGGATCATCTTTATATGGCTGGGATATTGAACAATATTACAACTAAGATGCTAAAATAACATATGGAACAAGGTATGCTGAACAACAGACAACAAGAACAACTCCAAGGAATCGCTGCTTTAGGCAGAAATGAAGACACTTATCTAGCTCACGTAGCCCCAGATGAGATGGTCGTACCTGCTCAAGCTTTACGCGATAACCCCCTTTTAAAATTAGCAATCGAGAAAGCTATTTCGAATTACGGGATTGATCCAAATCAATTCTTAGTTGGAAATGGCAGTATGGATCTAAACCCTTTAACGGGTTTACCAGAGTTTGGATTTTTATCCAAGCTTTGGAAAAAAGCTAAAAAAGTAATTAAAAAAGTAGCTCCTGTAGCGATGCTTATTCCTGGCGTTGGTCAGGCTTTAGGTGCTGTAGGCGGATCTCTTTTAGGTAAAGTTGGCTTAGGCAACGTAGCCAGCGGTATTGGCGGTTTAGTTGGTAAAATTCCTGGTCTTGGCGGTGTTGGAAATGCTATTACAGCAGGATCTGGCGGAACAATAGGGAATGCTTTATCGTTTGGAGGAGGAGCAATTAAATCTGGAATAGCCAGTTTAAATCCTTTTACAGAAGGCGGCATGTTTAAAAGACTTCCAGGAGATAAAGGTGCAACACCTCAAATATTAAAAACAATTGGAAATCAATTTGGTTTTGGTGGTAGATCTCAAGCTTTAGAAAACGCTGGATATACTCCGCAACAAATTGCCTCTTTAAAAGCTCAGGGCGACGCTGTTTACAACGCTGAAGTTGAAAAAGTAAGACAAGCTGGCGGCGGTAGTGGCGGTGGCGGCGGAGGAATTTTTCCTGGCGGCGGTAGTGGCGGTGGCGGCGGCGGCGGTATAGGAAACATGTTTGGCGGTAATATGGGAGCTTTAGGACTTGCTGGTTTAATGGGTAAATTTGTTTACGACTCAGCAAAATCCAGATCTGGTGGACTGGCAGAAACACCTCAAGTGTCTATGGATCAGTTAGGCAGATACCAAATGGCTAAAAATCTCGGAACAGGTGGCAGTAGAGCAGACTTTGATTTAGCTCCTGCACCCGTAGCCTTAGACTTTGCTTACGGTGGTGAAGCTAGACAATATTTTAACCAAGGCGGTATAGCTATGGTTCAAGACTTAGATATGCGTGAAGGCGGAGAATCAGAAGGACCAGGTACTGGAACTTCAGACGATATACCTGCTATGTTAAGCGATGGTGAGTTTGTTATGACAGCCAAAGCAACAAGAGGCGCAGGCTCATTTGACGTTAACAAAAGTAAATCTGGTATAGAACTTATTAAAGGCGGAAGTGCTTCACGTGAAAAAGGTGTAGAAAACATGCGTGAATTAATGAATATTTTTGAGGCAATATAATGGCTAGCCCAATTAATCCAGTTTTAAAAGAGATTGAAAGAAATGAAATAATTTCTGATCCTGCTTTAAGAGAACTTTATTTTGGTTCTGCTGACACGCCAGGTTTAATGAATCAAGCTACGCAAGCAGCTCAAAAATCATATTTAGATCAAGCCCCTAGTTTACAAGGAACTGCAGGACTATCTGATTACGAGCAACAAGCTAAACAGTTAGCTCAACAGGGAATTGGGTCTTATCAACCATTTTTAAACAGGCAAGAAAATTTAATTGGTCGAGGTATTTCAGATTTAGGGCAACAAAGAGGGTTGCTAGGTGAGGCTTTAGGTGGTTATAGAAGCGCATACGGCGCTCAACAGCCATACTTAGGTCAGGCAGAACAAAGATTTGGATCTGCATACGGAGCTCAACAACCTTATTTTGGACAAGCAGAACAGCAATTAGGTTCAGGTTTAGGCGGAATGTTTAATAGCTTGGGAACAAGTAGAAATTTATTGGGACAATCTTTACAAGGCTATAACCCAGGAATGGCCAATCAATTTTACAACCCGTTTGAAGATCAGGTGGTCAATCAAACAATTGAAGATATGATGAAAGCTGGAGACATGCGAGATATTCAACAAAGAGCATCTGATATTTCTCAAGGCGGAGAATCAGCTTTTGGTTCAAGAGCAAGGTTAACCGCTGACGAAAGAAGAGAATCTTTAGGCAGAGGCTTAGGGAAAGCTTTAGGGCAAATTAGATCAGGTGGGTTTGACACAGCTCAATCAAGAGCTTTACAAGAATTAGAAAATCAAAGAACTGGAGCAAGATCTGGGGCTACTTTAGAGGCTGGATTCGGCGCTCAAGGCTCAGACGCTCAAAGACAATACGCTCAAGACTTGATGGGGTTAGGCAGAGGAAGAAGCGATCTAGAAAGACAATATGGTCAAGATCTATTAAATATAGGCGACACCAGAGGTAGCTTACAAAGACAATTAGCTGGCGATATAACAGGAGTGGGTTCTGGTATTGCAGGAATTGGAGCTAACTTAGCAGGATACGGTTCGGACTTAGGCGCTTTAGGTGCAACTCAGCAAAGACTTAGAGATCAAGATATTGGAACTTTAAGTACGCTTGGCGCTACCGATAGAGGTATTGAGCAAGAAATGCTTAATAGACAATACAAGCAACAAGAAGAACAAAGAATGGCGCCAGCAAATGCTGCTAAGTTTATTCAACAGTTTGCTCCTCAGTATCAAGCAGGCAGAACAACAGTTGATAAAGTATACGGTATGCCTAGAGATCCAAGACAAGAAGCATTAGGAGCAGCTATAAATACTTATACTCAGCTTGCTGGCAACAATCAAGGACAGCCTCAAGGCAACGGAGCGGATAAAAATGTCAACAATAAAAATGTCAACGAAGCAGCAGCTCAAAATTATTCATTACAACCTAACGCTCAGCCTTATTACGCACCTGGACAGACAGGACAAATATCTCCAGTTGATATAAATAATCCTTACGCGGCGCCTACTGCGGCGCCTACTGGAACAGGCTATCAAGGCGGTCCAGTAAATACGCAAGCAGCATTTAACAGCGGAACATACAATCCAGGATATCAGCCTCAACAGCAAGCTCCAGCGCCTCAACAAAGCGGGCCAAGCTTTAACTATCAACCTCCAATAAATCCAGGAATTAACCAGAGCGCTATACCAGGTGCTTTTAATCAAGGCTCGTATGGAAGTATGAACCCACCCCCTCCTATTAATACAGGGGCAGGCTTTAACAGCAATCAATATAATCCGTTAAATCCAAATCCATATAAACCTGGGCAGATTAATTACGGTCCAAGAGGTTAATAATGAATATTCTTCAAAGAAAAATGTTTGCTCAGGGAGATGTAGCCAATAAATCAGTTAGCGAGCCTCTTATTAGATACTACGTTTCTCAAGGATATAATCCAGCAGAAATAAAAGCTGCTTACCCAGCAGCTCCTTACGGTTTAATTGAGCAAATTGCAATAGAATTTGGGGGACTTGTAAATCCAGGAGTTCAAGGACGTAACTCTACAGGATATACTGCAGACATGCCTCAGGCTGTAACAGAAGGACAGTTTGGCAACTTGTTAAATCAAGTGCCGATGAGTGAAACAATCGTAACTGGCTCTCCTACTGGAAATTTACAACCTGTTCAAGCGTCTCCTCCAAGTATGCCAAATCCAGCAAATATTATGGTTCCAAGTACCAATCCGCAAATAGATATAATGGATATGGACCCAATCATTCAAGGAAATCGTATGGGTATACCTACGCCAGACCTTGCAGGTAATCTTGACCCAAATCTTTCTAATGATCTTTTGAATCAAAAAATACAAAATTTAATAGCAAAAAGAAACAGTCTTATAGCAGAGCTTGGATTCCCTTCAGGAGAAATTCCTGAGGTACAAATGTTAGATCAAGAAATTGAATCTTTAAAGTCTCAATTACCTTCAAATGCTACTGCCCCAAGTCTTGACCAGCAAATAGCAGACTTAAGTTCTGTTCCAGAAGTCAATACAACAGTCGATATAGAAACAGGCCTTCCAACTGAAAGAGAAATTGCAGGAGGCGCCTCTACAGGAGTTGTATCTGGAAAAACTTTAACAGTAAGAGACAAGTCAACAAACAGCGAATATCAATTGCCACCTAATTTTATAGAACTGGTAAACAACAGAACTTTAGATGGAATGACTTTATACCCAATTATTAATAATACAAACTTTGAGTTTAGTCCAGACGTACAAGCTGCTTTAGAAAATTTTGTAAAAATGGATGAGCCTTTTAGTGATTTAATAGGAGGCGGAAAATCTTTTGATGAAAGAAGGGGAACTGCTAGACGTCCAGAAGACTTAGGATCATCCGCTCAAGATGTGTTATTGGGAATTCAAAACTTAGCGGCGGGACCTATACGTGGAATAGGGCAATTTTTTGGTCAACTTAGCGGGGGACAAGCTGGACAAGAGGCTATTGAAGAATATTTACCTGAAGGAATCT